TCTTGCTGTTCTAATGCTGATGTCTCACGTTGTAGCCCAAATTGTCCACGCTGTATATCACTCATCTGACGCTGCATCTCAATTTCACTAAGCCCTATGCCAAGCTCATCACGCTCTACACCACTTAATTGACGCTGTATATCAATCTCTCCACGCTCTTCTTCACTTAGCTGGCGTTGTATACCAATCTCACGTCCTTCTAAATCTACTCCACTACGTGCTAATTGAGCTTGTTGTTCTTGTAGGCCCAGTTCTTCTCGCTCTCTTCCAAGGCGACCTAATGCAAATTCAGATTCTGCTCTAGCACCAGCTTCAGCTAAGGCAAGTCTTTCTTCCTCTCTTCCTACTCCAGCTTCTTGAACTCCCGCCCTTCTCATAGCTTCGGCCTGTTCAGTACCAACAGATGCCATTCTATCTCGTAATGCGGCTTGTTGTTGCGCTGCACCTGCTTCTATTCCCTGCTCTTCAAGACCTAATCTTCTTCCTGCTATTCCAAATTCTCGCTCTGCAAAGCCTTGTTCAGCTTGAGTGAGACCTCTTTGAATCCCAACTTGCTCACCAGCTATCTGCCTTGCTCCCATAACCTGCTCACCAGTTTCGGGATCAGTATATCCTTCAAGCCTTTGCTGTGCACCTAAAGTATCCGCTTGCTGTATATCAAGACTTCTCTGCTGCCTATCTAATGCTTGTGACAAGAACCCAGTATCTCCTAACTGAGCTTGAGCCAAAGCTCTTGCTCTTTCAGCCTGATCTACATTTTGTTCATAGTTTAATCTAGTTGCTTGTTCTTGTGACTGTAGCCTACTCTGAGCAAATTGTTCTCTGGTGGGATCATAGTCTTCAAACATCTCACCAAATTCAGCCATAACCTTATCAGGATTATACCCTGTATCGTATATAACATCTCTTGATGTAGGAGAACTGCTCGTAGGAGATTCTCCGTAATCTGTATACCAGGTTGGGTAATTATTTAATGATTCTAGATGTGATGGCATTACCCGCCTCCTGCTATTACCCTACCATATGGATCTCTAGTTGCTCTAAATTGAGCCAATGCATCTAGATAGCCAGACTGATCCCAACTATTAAGAGCAACATCTTGTATTGAGGGATCATACATCCCAGCACCAGGAGCCCCTGATATAGACGGCCCTTGATGTTGCATAGCATCTGTTAGAGGACTTAACTGTAGAGGCATTGTTTTTCCTGCTACATTACTTTGAGCTATGCTGGGAGGAGTTCCGTATATATTTCCAGGACTCATCCAGTCTTGGGGTTGGGTCGTTTTGGTTGTTATGTCGGCACCAGAAATATCTCCTAAACGCCTGCCGATACCAGGGTCATCACCAGGTTGCCATGCTGCCTGTCCCGTATATGCTGAGCCTTCAAAAGCACCAAGATCCCCCGAAAGTGCGGGGGGTAATTCTATATTTTTTGGTACTTGTTTTAACATACCTTCTGTCGTAAAACTCTCAGGAGTTAGTCTTGATGCAGTGGGCTTTGCCATCATTGGATCGACAGTTGCCGTGTCAGCTAGTGTTCCTTCTAGATCACCAGCAAATGTTCCTTTAAAAGCTTCGTTTTGCATTTCAGCTATACCTGCTTTTATATGTCCTGCTCCACCACCAACTGCTCCTGATCCGCTAGCCCAAGCTTTCTGTAGGAGATTGGCATCAGCACCAAGTCCAGATAACTTTTCTGCAGATCCAACCTGTGCAGCTTTACCTATATCTGTACCTGCAAAGAAGAATGCAGAAGCTGCGTCAGAAAGAGCCCCTCTTACAGCCATTTTTTTCATATATACCTGAGCATCTCTTCCCTGTCTTCTTGCCTCATCGGCAGTTGCTTTATAAAGTTTTCCTTTCTCTATCTCATCAATTTTACCCGTGGATGCACCTCCTAAAGTAGATCCAAGCCAGGAACCAACTCCTGCACCAATTGCCATTCCTATAGGGCCACCAGCAGCACCTATTGCTCCACCTGCAAAGCTGAGAAGAGTTCTTCCTAATCCCATTCTTCCTCGTTTCTGATCCAATCCCTCTTGCTGCTTTCTAAGACCCTCACCGAAAGCACGATTCTCTTCGTATTGAAGTTGAGCATACCTTACATCTGATGCACTAGCCATTAGCTTAAACCCTCCCATGTATTATTCTTAACTTCTTCAACAGGTAAGAAGTCTGTATAATATAATTTTGCACCAAGCCTGATATATAGTCTCACATTATTACCTGCTACCCGTGCATATACTTGTTCTCCATCTAGCATCTGACTTAATGCAGGTGGATGATCTAGGATAGCAGTTTTGGGTTGTGATATATTTCTTAATTTTCGTTCTATACTTTGCATTATCCTGCTCTCTTAAATATTCCTCTGTACTCTATACTGATGTCATTAATTTGAATTCCTGCTGTAGATCCAGTTCCGTTAGTAGGATTCTTTACTTTGAATCTTATACTCTGGCATTCAATTGGAGTTGCAGCTGTTGCCCTTAAAACTGCCCAGCTAGTGTTCTCTGCGAAATTTCCTGTAAGCTGAGATGAGAAACTATCTGATCCATCTACAGCGTAGTATATAGGTTGTGTCTGTGCATTATCACTTTTATAAGTAATGATTACAGAGTAAATCTTTTTCATTCTACCAGGTTCTCCAAAATCAAAGTCCTTAGTAGTAATTGAAAAATTATTTGTTGCTACATCTCGCATATCATCAGACCATTCTTTTATGCTATAAGCAACATCTGAAGACCCCCATGTGCCTGAGGTATATGAAGTCCAACTTCCAGAACTAAGTGACCAAAGCTGATCTCCTGTTCGGGAATTCTGGTATGTAGTAACCATATTACCATTCCAATCTGATACCATGTTACTTCTATTCACATTGGAGTCAAACGCAGCCGCTCCCTTAACAAATGAACGAGTACGGAAATCATATATGATTACATCACCATCGTCTGAGAAACAATTCTTCAGTATAACCAAATAAAACTTTCTTGGGTTATAACCAAGAATAGTAGCGTCATTAAAAAATGTCTGCCAGGTTGACTCCTTTATACGGTTGGTAAGGAGATTGGTAACATCGGAGCCATTGTATAAGAAGATACCGTATTTGTTGACCCAGCAGATGCCGAATTCTGTTTTTACAGTTGCGTTGGGATGAACACATCCAGAGAAGTTTTTAATTTCTTCCAGGAACCAGCTAGCTGAAGCTGGTGCGGATATATTAACTATGTAAAGTTTCTCTGACTTGAAAGCTAAAAGCCTATCTGAGAATTCTTCTAGCTTAACATATTCCTCAGCATCTCCTCGTACTACATCTATAAAATAACTTCTTGGGAAAGTATCAAACTTTCCTACAGGCGTATACATAATCCTATCACGCATCTGTACGGTTTGACCATCTTCATCTTCTGTTTTTACATTGGCAATAAAGCATCTCCTGTTTGCTATAACTGCTGTCTTATATCCTTCCCCGTTTCCACTTATTGAAATCTTACGCTCAGTAGGCTGGAATCCATTTAGGATTTCATATGTTTCCAGATTTGGTACCAATGATACAATATTTTGTATCCTTACTGTATCGCCAGAAACAAGTGTCCATGCCGAATGCTCACTACTTAGTTCTGATCTTGCACCCCTATTTAAATCTATATCTATTAGCAAGGCCCAAGGATCATTAGTTCCGCTTAGCTTTTGATATATCCTCGCCCCAGTAATACGCTCATCAAAAGGCCCTGTAGCCCTTAACTCAAAAGTAACTTTATGTCCATCTCCAGTAGGAGTAAAGGTATTACTAGAGGTAGGGATGAAAGGAAGAGACTCCTGATTACCATCATATATGAATGTAGCCGCTATCTGATACGCCTGATTTAGATAACCGCCACCAGTTATAGCCGCTGAGGCGGCTGTGATACGAAATCCAGTTCCCGCACTTGGATAGGAAGCTGTAGTTGTTAGCTGCGTAGGAGCTGCTAGCCCATTGGTATTCGCAAACCAGTTATCAAAAGCTGTTGTAGAGCTGAGAGATAGTCCCTGGAATTGAGTTCTTTTAATATAAGAATAATGATAGGGTTGAGTACCAGAACTAAAACTACCATCAGCTACTCTTAAACCTTCATCAGCAAAATAATATACCGCTTTACATAGTTTTGTAATTGTGGGAGTTCCATTTTCGGCTGTCTCTTGAGTAAGAAGGCCACTCTTATTAATAGTAATAGTATTTGTTGTAATATTTTTTATTGGAATGGAGTTTAGATTATTTGTCGTCTGGTCTGAACATCCAGATATTTGAATAATATCTCCCTTACGGAATCCATCAGCAATAAAACCACTGTCAGCGTCTACAATAGTATCATTCGCTCCGCTGCCACTATTATTATTGAATGTTAATTTGTCAGATCCGAAAGTTTCATTATCATTAGTTCCAAGATCAAATACGTTTGACGTAAAGGAATCTCCTTTAAGATCATAAAGATCTATACCTCCAGTAAGAGCATCACACATAACAAGCCAGTTCTCACCTGTATCAAGTGCTGCGCTTCCCTTCTCATGGTCAGACTCAAAAATAAACGCACCATGGCCTGCTGCAATATTACCCGTTGTACCACTGGGAATATCTGTATGCTCTACATCACCACCCAAAGGCCTAATTGAGGATCTCTCATCTAGTATAATATTATCAGTATCGGACATTTGGTTAGGTGCAATATCCCTGGGATTAATTGCATTAACCAGCCCGCCTGAGAAATCATTTAGATTTAGTAGAGCTTTTGGCACGCTTTCTTTTTACCTTCCTTTTCTTTTTATAGTGTTGTCGTCTATCTGTAATAACATCTTCTAATCTCTTCATCATTTTCCAATGATCTCTTTCCCCCATACAAAGGCTTTACCCTTTTGTATATCAATAGTCTCTACTTGAAAATCTCCATTGTTATGCCATGTTATAATACCAAAAGCATGACACCAATTATGTAACCTGCCTCGTAGCCATTTATTTTTTTCACTTGACATGTCTTTTAAGCACCCCATTGCCCAAGCTGCGATAGTTCCCGAATCAAGTTTTGTGAGTGTATGCCTTTGAACATCATGAGTATGCCCATAACAGATATTAGACCCATAGGCTTCGAGGTGTTTCTTTGCGTGATATACTGTTGCATAAACTCCATGAATAAAATTTATCTTTCCAATCTTAAGGGGTTTGTTATGAGGATAGTATTTGTATCCTCTCTCATCAATCTTGCAAGCCTTTCTAAAGGTATATTCCTTGAGATAGGGAAACTTCTCAACAAACCTGTCAAGCCATTCATCATGATTCCCCTGGAGCATATACTTTGTTTTGCATTTAACATTATCAAGTGCCTTATCTATTTTGTCCAATCCCTTGTTTACTTCGCGGATCTCTTCGTCTATAGCTGGGAGTTGGTACTCCAAAGGCGGCACTTTTCTTCGTTTCCATTGCCATGCACTTACGCTTTCCCACTCTCCAACGTCCCCGAGATTGACTGCTATGTTTGGCTTTATGACCTGTATAGCTTGAAGCATTACGTCCAAAGCCTTTGCATCTTCCAAAGGGAAGTGCTGGTCTGGAATTATAATAGCTCGTCTCATATATTATGCGATTGTCGCTCGTTTGTACCATCCGTACCAGTACTTCTCCAATTTTGGTTTCCTATTAACTAAGTCTGCATAATACTTGACTCGAAAACTTTGCAATCGTTTCGGCTCAAGTCTTTTTGCTGCACCAGCCGTGTTACGCCCCATCCTTCCATCCACTTTAATACCAACCTTATTCTTGTGATTGCATGCTTTCTGTAATATTTCACAGGCTCTTTTTCTCCCCATGTTTACTGACATATCAAAGTAAATATTCCATAATCTCTCAGGTAGCATTTCAACTTTGGACGGTTTCCAGTATTCTTTTTTATATATTTCAGTAGCTTGTTTCACGGTCAAATTCTTGATGTTCATATCTGGAAAAGCTTTCTTGCTAATTCCATATTTAGTCTCTCCTCCAGGATCATCTTTATCAAAAACGTAACCTCCTTCATGCTTTAATACTGCCTTAACTGCTTCTTCAAATGAAATCACTATTTTTTCTTCATTACTTTCATACCCATCAACACCTTCTTCATGGATGACCAAATTAAGTCGTCCATCTTGCTCGGCGACATGGCGACGATTTTGTCCACCACCATAACACCGATTGCGATATA